ACGTGTGCTCTTCCGATCTGGCGGGTCGTTTTTCAACGGGGGGATCTACGCGCTGGAGCTGTACAACACGATCGGGACGCTGGAGTTCGCGAATCGGCGGATGGTGGAGCTGACGACGCCGAACAGTGTGCCGTGGTCGACGGCGACGTGAGGGGCAGGATGGACCAGATGGACACGATGGACGATATCAGGCGGGGATGACGGGCGATGGCGCCGGAGAACACGTTGTTGATGCGGGTGGCGGTGTTGGAGGATCGGCTGCGTGGGCTGGATGAGCGCCTGGAGGGGAGGCTCGATGCCCTGGAGGATGGGATGCGGGAGCTGCAGAAGCGGATGACGACGGTGTTGATTGTGGTGGCGGTGCTGGCCGGGGCGACGGGGGCCGGTGGCAAGGCGGCGGTGAGTGCGTTGCTGGGGGTGCCGGTGGGTGGCCAGGCGCATGGGGCGCCGGTGGCGATGGTGGAGGAAAGGTAGGACGCGAGCTTCTGGCTTCACCGGTCGACGGGCGTGCTGCCCTGAGAGGGGGTGATCCAGCAAGAGGGGCCCCCGGGGTCGCAGGGCCTCGGGGGTTTTCCCGAAGGAGGGGATGATGGGGGTGGAACTGGATGTCAACATCATTGGGGATGCTGGGCTGATCCGGTTGTTTCGACAGTTGGACGATCGGCTCCAGACGAGGGTGGCCAACGCAGCGGCGCGGAAGACGATGCGGCCGATTCGACATGCGATTCGGGGTGCGGTGCCGTATCGCAGCGGTCGTTTGGCTGGGAACATCATGATGTACACGATGAGTCCGAGGAAATCTAAGGGACTGATTGGCTCGCGCGTCGTGTTGCCGACTCGATATGCGTTAGAAATCAAACATGACGGGTACTATCCGACGGCGATGGAGTACGGTTACCGGCACAACGGATGGGTTCCTGACGAACAGGGCGGTTTGCGATTCGTGAGGTCGAAGGTCGGTCAGAAGATGCCCGGTCGTCCGTTTATGAGAAAGACGTGGGCGAGGCATGCGCAGCCGGCGTTGCCGGTGTTTGTGCAGAGGCTGCGCGAGGGGATTGAGCGCGAGGCGAAGAAAGCCATGACAGGGGGGTGACCGATGCCTGAGTTGGTTGATCGAGACGCGGGGTTTTGTGGTGCGCTGGAGGATGCGGTGGATGGGGGGGCGCGGGTGTGGCGCGCGGAGCAGATTCCGCAGGATGGCTTTCGGGCGCCGTCGGTGGTGTTTGCGGGTGAGGATGAGCCGATCAATGCGCTGGCGGCGTCGACGGGGGTGGGCAAGGCGACGTACACGGTGCGGTGCTATGGGACGGACGAGGCGAACTCGGTGGCGTTGCAGCAGGCGATCTGGGATGCGCTGAACAGCAAGCGGGAGGTGGGCGGGGCGACGTGGTGGCTGGGGAGCGATGTGACGGGGATGCGGGCGTTTGCGGAGGTGGATCAGCAGACGGGGGAGGTGCTGGCGCGGGGGCGGGAGTTGACGGTGGTGGTGATGTATCGAAGGTAGGGATGATCCGCCGTCGCCCTGCGGGCTATGGCGGGACTCGGCCGCAAGGGCGGCCTCGGGGTGGGCCTCGGCATCATGCCGGGGCCCTTTGTGTTTGGGGGTGGGTTGGGGGTTGACGGTGCCACGATGGGCTGCGCGTGAGGTGGCGGGGTGTTGAACTTCACGCGAGGTGACAGGCGATGGCTGTGACGTATCCGCAGGGGACGGTGATCAAGAAGGGGAGCACGTCGTTGGGGCTGTTGATCAGCCTGAACCATGCGGGGCTGAGCCGGCCGGTGATGGACGGCAACCATCTGGGGATCGCGGCGCCGACGGCGGGGACGTTTGGCAACGCGGTGAAGTATCCGGGGCAGATCGTCGACCCGGGCCAGTACACGGGCGAGTTGTACCTGGAGCCGACGACGGACCTGCGGGACCAGATCCACGACGCGGCCACGACCTACACGGTCGAGGTGCCGGGGATGCCCAATGAGTCGTTCTCGGCGTTCCTGGTGGAGGCGGGCAACCAGATCACGATCGGCGAGCTGGTGAAGCAGAGCTTCACGCTGGAGATCACGGGCGCGATCACGCCGGCGAGCTGATGTTGTGGTGATGGACTCGATGGACTGAATCGACAGGGGGCAGAGAGATGGCAGTGACGTTCGATGGGCTGTTGGGGCTGAAGGTGGAGCAGGAGCTGGTGGAGGTGGCCGGCCTGGGCAAGGTGTGTGTGCGCGGGATGACGGGCGGGCAGCGCGATGAGTTCGAGGTTGAGTCGCAGCGGCGCAAGACAGCCAAGCCGTGGCCGTTGCCGGTGTTGTTTCGCGCGCGCCTGTTGCAGGCGTGTTGCCATGACGAGGCCGGCAAGCCGCTGATCCCGAAGGACAAGGTGGAGGCTGTGTCGTATCTGCCGGCGGCGCCGCTGGAGCCGCTGGTGGAGGCGGCGATGCGCCTGAGTGGGATGGGGCCGAAGGATGAGGAGGAGGCGGAAAAAAACTGAGGGGCCGACCGGAGCTGCGGTTTTGGTTCCGGTTGGCGGCTCATCTGGGGATGAGCGTGGCGCGGTGCCAGGCGGAGGTGAGCTCGAAGGAGTTCGTGTACTGGCAGGCGTTTTTCGCGATGGAGCCGTTCGGGGATGTGCGGGCGGACCTGCGGAACGGGATTCTGTGTTCGTTGGTGGCGAACCTGTTGAGCAAGGGGCCGCGGAAGAAGGCGGCGGATTTCATGCCGGACTTTGAGGTGGAGGAAGATCGGGAGATGACGCCGGAGGAGGCCCACGCGCATTTGCGGCGGTTGCTGGGTCGGCCGGTGGTTCAGGAGCAGGGATGATCCGCCTTCGCTCGCTGCGCGAGCTTCGGCGTGACTCGGCCGCAATGGCGGCCTCGGAGGCTTGAGCGATGGCATTCGTGGGCTCGCTGGCTGTGTCGGTGGTGGCCAAGGCGGACAAGTTCAAGAAGGGCCTGGCGGCGATTGAGCGCGACTGGAAGAAGTTCAAGTCGGGCTTCATCGGGACGACGATCAGCCGTGGGTTGACGGCGGGGATCGCGGCGGTGGGCGCGGCGGTGGCCGGGCTGGCGTATCAGACGGCGCAGTCGATGCAGAACATGGATGAGCTGGCCAAGACGGCCGACCGTGTGGGGGCGAGCACGGAGGGCTTCATTGCGTTGCAGCACGGGGCAGAGCTGGCGGGGGTGAGCAGCGAGCAGCTGACGGGAGCCCTCGAGCGGTTCAATCGGTTCAGCGGCGAGGTGGAGAGGGGCAGCAACCTGGCGGCGGGTGCGCTGGGTAAGCTGGGGATTAATGCGAAGGCGTTCGCGGGGGCGAGTTTCGAGCAGCGGATTGGGATGGTGTCGTCGGCGTTGGCGGGGATCGAGAGCCCGGCCATGCGGGCGTCGGTGGGGATGCAGTTGTTCGGGCGGTCGGGCAGCGGGTTGACGGCGTTCCTGGCGACGGGGCCGGCGGCGTTGGCCGAGGCCGCGCGGGATGCGGATGCTCTGGGGATTTCGTTCAGCCGGATCGACGCGGCCAAGGTGGAGGGCGCGAACGATGCGATCAGCCGGTTGTGGGCGTCGGTGGAGGGGCTGGGGAACCAGTTCGCCATCGCGTTGTCGCCGGCCATCGAGGACGCGGCGAACAAGGCGGCGTACTTCATCGGGTCGATTGCGGGCGATTCGAGCTTGCAGGGATGGATCCAGGACACGACGGCGGGCATCCTGGGCGGCGCGGGTGCGGTGTGGGATGTGGTGAGCAACATTCCGGGCCTGATCATCAATGGCCTGACGGTGATTGGTGCGGGCATCGGCGGCACGATGTCGACCATCCAGCTGACGGTGCTGGAGGGGCTGTACTCGTTGGTGGATAATGCCATCGCGGTGATGGATCAGTTGCCGTTTCCGCTGGGGCCGAGCGACGAGGCGGTGGCGGCGGCGAAGCAGGGCCTGGGGTTGATCAACGACGCGATCAACGCGACGAAGGTAGACCAGGGCACGTGGGACAACATGGGCGCCGATGCCATCGATGCGTTCTCGAAGAACTGGGACGGCTTGGGGGCGGGCACGGGGCAGAAGTGGGCGGATGCGTTCTTGAACGCCTCGAGCGGCGGGGCGGGCGAGGCGGCCAAGGCGGCGGCGGCGGAGTTTGGGGACGCGGCCGACGAGGAGAAGATGGGGGGGGCGAAGGCCGGCGATGCGGCTGCGGCAAAGTCGAACAAGACGCAGCTGGCGGGTGTGATCGAGAACCTGGGTGCGATCAGCCTGAAGGGCCTGGCCATGAGCGGCACGGAGCCGGCCGAGAAGCAGGTGACGGAGCAGAAGAAGACGAACGCGTTGTTGGCGACGATGGTGCGGCAGCAGCGCAGCGCGACGCCGATGGCGGTTTGACGGGAGGCGGTGATGGCGGCGGCGGTGAAGCAGGACTATCTGAGCGACCAGGCGACGCTGCGCCGCACGGCGGATGGCTACGAGGTGACCCGTGTGCAGATGGTGGATGGGTTCACGGGCACGAACATGGAGCGGCAGTTCGAGGCGCTGTCGGCGACGGGGGTGCCTGCGTACGGCGCGGCGTGCCCGGTGACGGGCTACGAGTACCTTAAGGTGGTGGATCAGGATGTGGTGATGCTGGATGCGTTGGTGGCCAAGGTGACGTCGGTGTATCGCAAGCCGACGGCCCAAGAGCAGCCGGACCCGGCCAACGACACGGGCGCGACGGTGAAGACGATCCGGGTGAGCCTGACCAGCGTGCGGACGAACAAGGACCGCAACGGCGACCTGATGGTGGTGACGCACAACGGCATCCCGCAGGTGGCCGAGATGGATGTGCAGCGGCCGGTGGTGGTGCTGACGTACGAGCGGCGCGAGAACGCGCGGCCGTTGACGCGGGCGATCACGCTGGTGGGGACGACTAACAACGCGACGTTTGAGGGGTGCCCGGCTGGCACGGTGATGTTCACCAACCTGGAGGCGAACACGAAGGACGGCGGCACGACGTACGATGTGCGCTATGAGTTCACGTACAATCCCTATGGGTGGGCGCCGGTCGCGTACTGGATTGACCCGGACAGCGGGCGGCCGCCGGCCGATCTGGTGGATGGGGTGGGCATCATCGAATACGAGCAGTACGGGCCCGGAAACCACGCGGGGTTGAGTCTGACATGAGCAAGGGACCAGGGCAGCAGGGACCAACGGGCGAGCGGGCGTTGCCGGAATGGCGGCCGGGCGATCCGATGTCGGCGGAGAAGCTGAACGGGCCTGTGCGTGTGTTGAACCAGATGATGGGGTTTCGAGGTGCGCAGCAGGTGACGCCGGCCATGCGCGGGGGCGGCGGCGCGACGGTGGGGGCGGGGGATCCGATGGTGGTTGGTTACGTGCGGTTTTTCAGCGAGGGTTGACGCGTGGCGATGTTCGGGGGCTGGAGCGCGAAGAGCGACGTGGCCCGCGTGGCGACGGACGGGGAACGCAGCCTGCATTGGCCGGCGTGGTCGCCGAGCTTGACGAAAAAGAAGGTGATCGAGGGGGCGTGTGCGGGGTGCTCGAAGGAGGCCACGCACAACGTGTGCAAGCTGCTGGGCTTTGATGTGCCGCATGGGGAGGGCCGGGGGGATCGGTTGCCGGCGGCGAACAAGTTGCGGGTGGCGGATGTGAATCGCATCCAGAGCGGGCTGGCGGTGTTGGCCCACGCGGGCCACGGGCAGGTTGAGAGCAATGTGGTGTTTGCGACGTCGGCGGGGCAGAACGCGAGCCAGAGCTGGACGTATGAGATCACGGCGGTGCCGGGGGCGAAGCGGTTGACGCTGAAGGGGCCGAACCCGGGTCGCCTTGTGTCGGGGGATGTGGTGTGTTCGATGCCGGTGGGGGCGGAGGTGGTGTATGCGTCGCCGTCGGCGTTGAGCGGGAAGAACCGGCCGATGATCACGAAGATCCACCCGCCGGCCAGCGAGGACTCGGACGATGTGACGTTTGACGTGGAGGTGAGCATCGGTTGCGGGAGCGCGCGGGAGCCCATCGACCTGGCGAACCCGCCGGTGGACGGGAAGTACTACTGCGATGTGCGGTTCGAGCTGTTGATGGGGGCGCATTGGCTGCATGTGGTGGCGGCCAAGGAGACGGCGTTCACGCGGCGGGTGGGGGTGGAGTTCACGACGGACGCGGTGCACGAGCTGCTCGACACGGATGGCAACTCGACGCGGGTGTTGTGGCCGGGGATGTTGGAGGGGGCCATCACGGCGCAGTTGTTCAACGGAGCGACGGCGGGACCGATGGTGGATGTGCTCGAGGTGTATGATGGGGCGCCGCGGTTGGTGACGGTGGACACAGGGGCGCGGGCTTGGGAGACGACGCTGGATCTGCGGGGGCTGGGGATTGGGACGACGTACACGAAGGCTGTGGTGACGTTTCACCCCGAGGCGACGGCGAGCGACACGTGGCGGCTGGCGTTCGCGGGGAGCTGCGCGCATTCGTACGTGGAGGCGAGCGGGAGCTATGCGCACGATGGCGACCATCGGTGCGCGGTGGTGGACTCGACGGGCTTTGCGACGTACCGCGGGGAGTGGTGCTGGAAGCCGGGGAGCTGTGACGGGTTCGCGCTGGGGGACAAGGTGGGGTATTTCGGGGCGGCGGATTTCCTGCCGGACGATGGGGCGAACGTGGCGTGGTGGTCGGGGATCTGGCACCGGGCGGATTGGCTGTTGCGGCAGAAGGTGGCCTGGGTGTCGACGCCGTTGGGGACGGCGTATGTGTTGGAGCGCAAGCCGGGGGGCGGGCCGTCGGTGTTTTCGCTGCTGGGCGGGTTTGTGCAGTCGGTGCCGTCGTTGACGGGCGTGGCGACGGTGGAGCCGTGGGCGGGGCCGGTGTGGGGCCAACGGGTGACGTGGACGGATGGGGATGGGCACGAGCACCAGCGGATCGTGCCGGGGGCTTTCGTGGCCCAAGGGATGGATTTGAGCGCGGACGGTGGGCCGGATCTGCGGAGCGACGCGAGCACGGACCCGGAGATGGGGGGATTGCCGACGGAGGTGGCGGGTTGGCTGACCAAGACGGACGGGCTGGGCGGGGCGCTGCCTGATGGGTTGGCCGCGCTGCCCTACCGGCTGACGGGTGGGATGCAGCCGTATGCCTACCAGCACAACGGCGGGGCGTTTGGGCGGGCGAGCTCGAGGTGGACGAGCGCCGACATGGCGATCACGAGCATCGACCTGACGGAGCCGGGCGACGCGAGCCTGGCGGCGTGGGTGCGGGGGAGGTTTGGCTGATGGGTTTCGAGCGTCAGAGCTACGGGGCGTGGTGCCGGCTGGATCCGCCGTTGGAGGTCGACGGCGTGGAGTATGGCGCGGCGGTTCGGTTTCAGTCGTGGCCGGCTCCAAACGCGACAGACCTGGCCATTGTGACGGGCGTGGTGGCCTCGATCAGCGGGACGACGACCAAGCGGATCGTGTGCGAGCGGGCGTTGCAGCAATCGAGCTATACGAACGCCGGCGAGGATGTGGCGTTCACGTTCTTGGCGGGCACGAACGTGTGCGAGTCGCACGAGGCGCAGCGGCACTACTGGCACAACAACGCGGCGGGGCGCCTGGGCAGTTTCGAGGGGCGGCGGGCGCAGGCGGGGCATGCGCTGTGGTGCGCGAGCGGGGCGTTTCTGGTGACGCTGGCGGAGGCGCTGGCGGAGGCGCCGGGGAG